ATTAAGAGCAAAAAATGAGGGGTTTTTTGTTTGAAAATAGTTGTTGACTTGTGATTAATGTTTAGATATCATTAAATAATGATAGAACAAAACATACCAATACCACCAAAGAGCCTACAAGACTTTGTTGACCGTATGGAAATAGGTGAAAGCATCCTGATTCCAGAAAAACAAAGGTTCTATGCTTACAACGCTTTTAGACGCCGTGGGGTAAAATGCACCATGCGCAAAGAAGGCGATGGCCGAAGGGTTTGGCGTACAGAATAAATAAAATTTAACTTAGGATCGTTCGATCCGCCGCCTTCGCGGAATAACTGAAGAAGGCGGAACCATGACTTTAAAAAAACACAAGGGCGGTCAAAGTGAACTTTTAGCGGTCTGCAAGTTATGGCAGATGGGATATGAAGTTTTCCGAAACCAGTCCGCAACCGGACCTATAGACATTATAGCCGTGGACGAAAACACGGGATTGCTAAGAAAGTTTGATGTAAAAACAGCCACAGAGTTTTTAAAGAAAAACGGTGAAGTGTGGGTGCAGGGAGTTAAGTTAACCGAGAAACAAATTGCTTTGGGCGTAGAGTTAATACTGGTTACGTCACGCGGAAATGTTTACGTAGGGATTGATAGTGGGTCAAGGCGGTCCGATGATGGAACGCTGCCTAGCATGGATAAAGCAAGAGAAAGGGATTAGGTGATGGTTTCGGGGTATCAGAAAAGACTTGCTGAAATTAGGGCTTTGAAAGAAGAAGTTGAAAGACTGAAAGCAAAGCTAATTACAAATCCCAAGGTTATGATTGACTATAATGTTATGACTAACAAATTCCATGTTGGTATTATGTTTGCAGGGAATATGTATCCGCCTTCTTTTCTCCGAATGGAGGGTCAGGGCGACACGGTAAAAGATGCTTTGCTAAGCTTAAAGTTAGCTTAATGGATGAAAGGTAAGGATGATGGATTTAACAACAAAGGAGCACAAAAATGAAAAGTAATTTTGGAGTATTTGGCGGATTGGCTGCATTCGTATTGGTGGCGGCTGTAATTATTCTAGGTATTACCGGATGGGTGAAAAACATTATCAAACTTACGGAAACTGATTTTGCAGCCCCATACAAGGCAGAAGTTATCCGTACAGTTGGATTGTTCCCACCAGTGGGCGCGATTGTCGGCTGGATTGATATTGACGATACAGACAAATAAGAACCACCCCACGGGGCAACGAGAAGGATGAGATGATGGAACAAGTGGCTAAGTGCTGGGCTTGCGGAAAGCTATATGAAGTTTGCTCAATGATGGTTGGGGATCAGAGCGTTTGTTCTGCCTGCCGTGCCGAAGCCCGCAAGGGTTAACACACACACGAACATTGAAAGGATTAGGGATGGAAGACGATGATTTGTTAGATTTTGTGAAGGCGTACAACGATGCTTTAGACCATGAAAAACCCGATAGTGCGCTTGAATGGATACTGTTCCTAGATAAGCACGGGTTTGGCGTTTACAAGAAAAACCGCGATTAACCACCCCAAGCGCAGGAGGAGTAGAGGATGATTGACAAACGCGGAAGTGTTAAGCTATTCTGAAAATAACAAATGGGAGCAAAAACTTATGGGAAGTCCGCGCTCGGGAACAAAGGGCAAGACAAACAATCCACACGGTAGGCCCGCAGGGAAGCCCAACAAGGCCACGATTGAATTTAAAGAGGCTTTGAACAAGCTGATGGATCACGCCGCCCCAGAGCTTGTAAAATGGTTAGGTGAGATAGAAGACCCATTCAAGCGGTTTGAAGTATTATCTAAATTCGCGGAGTTTATATATCCGAAATTGGGAAGAACCGAATTAACAGGAAAAGACGGCGGGGCAATAGATCACAACGTAAAGGTGAAATATGACTGACCCCGTAAATCATCCTAAGCATTATACAGAGCACCCAAGCGGCATTGAGTGCATCCAGATAACCCGGCACATGGGTTTTAATCTAGGTAATGCCATAAAGTATATCTGGCGGGCTGACTTAAAAAACAACGCAATTGAGGATTTGGAAAAGGCTGGTTGGTATATCCAAGACGAAATCAATAAGCGCAATGCCAGAAGTTGAAATCATCATCCCCAAAGCCTTTGAGCCGCTAAGACACCCAAAACGATACAAGGTTTATTACGGAGGCAGGGGAGGGGCTAAATCCCACAACATCGCCCGCACATTGCTCATCAAGGGCATGGAAAAACCCCTTCGGGTTGTTTGTGCTAGGGAGATACAAAAATCCATTAAGGATTCCGTTCATAGGCTTCTGGCTGATCTAATCAGGCAATACGAACTAACATCTTTTTACGAAATACAAGAAACCGTCATCAAGGGTAAAAACGGCACAGAGTTTATATTTCGAGGATTAAAGCACAACACCACGGATTTGAAATCATTAGAGGGTGCTGATATATGCTGGATCGAAGAGGCGGAGAATGTTTCTCATAATTCCTACGAGCTTTTAATCCCCACAATCCGCAAAGACGGTTCCGAAATATGGGTTTCATTCAACCCCAAAAATCCCAACGATCCAACCTATGTTCGCTTCATTAAAAACGCCGATCAGGATACTTTGGTTAAAAAAGTCTCATGGCGGGACAACCCCTTTTTTCCATCGGTTCTGGAAAAGGAACGCGCCAAGCTGGAACGGGACGATCCAGAAGCCTATAAACATATTTGGGAAGGCGAGTTTGACACCCGCCGTTCCGGCGCGGTCTTTGCCAAGCAATTACACGCTGCCCGCGCAGATGGCCGCATAACCAAGGTTCCTTACGATCCATCCTCGGAAGTTTTTACAGCGTGGGATTTGGGATTCGGGGACGCAACCGCGATTTGGTGGCTGCAATTCGTAGGGCGTGAATTACGTTGGTTGGAATACTACGAAAATTCAGGTGAACAACTAAATCACTATGTTCAAGTTATAAAATCCAAACCATATAACTACATGCGAGAAGGCCATTATCTGCCGCATGACGGAGGGCATGGAAACATTCGGGGCGATTCCGTAACGCACCAGTTGACAGAATTAGGGGTTTCAAACCAAGTTCTTATGCGGGAGCAAGATATAAACCCCGGCATTGAATTGCTCCGCCAAACGATTGCCTTTTCCTGTTTCGATGATACGAAATGCGCCGATGGCCTACACGCTTTGGAAAACTACGCCTATGAATGGGATGAGGACAGACAGATATTCAAAACCAAGCCTATTCATAACTGGGCTTCGCACGGCGCGAGTGCGGGAAGATATGCAGCCTTAGCCGCTTCACAGATCAAAGCAGGGCTTTTAACGGAAACAGCGACAAGGCCGCGTGTAAGGTACGAAACAGGCGCTTGGCTGGGATAGTATTGACAATCTAATAAAGCTATTGCTATATTAGCCGAAGTCATGGGGAAACATGGACGAAACCACCAAACAACTCGCCTCTAACATTCTTGCGAAGGCTCCGAACACTTGGACCCGCGAGGACAATAACTTTATCTGGAAACTTATCAAATCTGGCCACAAAGAAGATTTGAAGGCCCTTAGAAATCAGGCGCAGTTGGATGGCTGATGAACCCGCGCTAACAGCCGATGAAGAAGACGACGAGCTTCTAGCCGAGGCAATGGCCGCGTTTCAGATTGATTGGGATTACTGGCAACCTGAATATCTACGCGCCGAATCCGATCAGGACTTTTCATTAGGCGATCAATGGCCCTCTAAAATCCGCGCCGATAGGGAACAAGACGGTAGACCTTGCTTAACAGAGAACCGTATCGACGTTTCTTGCATCCAAGTTATCAACGATATCCGCCAGACCCGCCCCGCAATTAACGTTCTCCCCTGTGATGACAAAGCGGACGTAGAAGTTGCCCGCGTTTTAAAAGGCTTGGTAAGAAACACCGAACAACAATCCAATGCCAACAACGCTTATGACCAAGCGGTTGAATGTTCCGTTCGTGGTGGATACGGGTTTATTCGGGTAAATCTGGATTACGTGAATGAACTGTCTTTCGAGCAAAAACCATGCATCGAAGCGATTGCAAATCCTTTCTCGGTTCTGATGGATTCCGCCATTCTTAAACTCGATGGCTCGGACGCTCGCAGGGCGTTTGTTTTTGTAGATATGCCAAAGGATGAGTTTGAAGCGGCTTATCCTGATGCGGCTCCTATTTCGTTCGATCCCAACCTAGAACAAAAACACTGGTATTCCAGAGGGGATAATGTCGTTCGTGTTGCGGAGTATTACTACAAAGAAGACGAGGAAATAACGATTGTCAAAACGCCCGCTGGTGTGATGAAAAAAGACATTGCGGAGAAAATGTATCCGGGTCTTATCGGACAATTTCCTACAAGAACAACCACAGAAACCAAAATTAAATGGTGCAAGTTCAACGCCCAAGAGATACTGGAAAAGACGGAATGGATTGGCAAGTATATCCCAATTGTTCCAGTCTTTGGAAAAGTTGTCTGGACGGAAGGTCGCAGGAAATCATTCTCGCTCACATATCAGGGCCGCGATCCACAAATTAGATATAACTTCCACATTACCGCTTTGACGGAATACACAGCGTTACAACCAAAAGCCCCGTGGATTGCTTACGATGAGCAATTAACGCCGCAGCAAATCTCACAGTTTACGCTTTCGAACATCAAGAACTTCCCCATTCTCTTTGCTAAAATGATGTACGACAAAGCGGGTAACCTTCTCCCGCTGCCCCAACGTGCGCCGCCTCCTTCCGGCTCTCCTGCTATGGCTCAGGAAGCTATGATGGCAATGGATGGCATTAAGGCCACGTTGGGGATTTTTGATGCGTCTTTAGGGAACAAAGGAAACGAGACTTCCGGCAGGGCTATTTTGGCAAGACAGGCCGAAGGCGACAATGCCACGTTCCATTTTGTTGACAATCTGGGGACATCTATTCGCCAAGTCGGACGGATTCTCATTGATCTTTATCCCCGCTTATATTCAGAAAAAACAATCGCTAGAATATTAGGAGATGATGATGAACCGGATATGGTCCCGCTTAATCAGCCTGTTCAAAAGCAAGGTAAAAAGTTTATTCCGCTTCCTGACGGAATGGCCCAAGAAAACGTAACTGGTTCTTACATGCTTGATTTGAACGCCGGACAATACGATGTTGTTGTCTCTATCGGGCCTTCGTTTGCTACCCGAAGACAAGAGATGACCCAGAATATGATTGAGTTGTTCAAGATGAATCCCGCGCTATTCCAAGCCGCAGGGGATATATTCTTTAGAAACTCGGATTGGGATGGGGCTCAGGAGTTGGCCGAACGCGCCAAGAAAATGCTTCCCCCAGAGTTGAAAGACGAATCTCCAGAACAAGCACAATTGATGCAAGCGCAA